ATCTCGCCAAGGGTCTGAAGACCGAGGCGCAGGCTAAGGCGCTGCAAGAGGCGTCAGCGGCTGCTGCTGTGCTCAAATGACCGTGACCCAGCTCAACCCGCCATTGCCGCTCACGACGCCGAAAGGGGCCGCGCTGGCACACATGCTGATCGACTATGGGCCGGAGCACGACCTAATATGGGTCTGCTTCCAAGACGATACCGGCGAGTGCTGGAGCTGGGCGAACCCGGAGATCCGGGCGCAGAAGAACATCACGATGGGTCGCACGCTGAGACCGAAGGGAGCCACAGCATGGGCGTGGTGAACGACAAAGTGATTCGCTCGGGTTGGCACTGGCAGTTCGGCTGGCTGAGACGGCGCGACCTCGATGATGACAATGGGTACTGCTACGAAGAGCCCGATGGCGATCTGCTGTACTTCCGGGACAGCGAGAACAAGAACATGGTCTATCTCGATCAGAGGCTGGACCATCGCACTGGCAGCCCCTACCTATGTTTGAACCATGCTGAGCCATCCGAAGTTGATGTAAGGCGTCTCGTAAACTTCTTTATGAAGATCAAGGTGCATAAGAGAGCGAAGAACCGATGACGAGCGAAGCCGATGCCTTCCTGCGCAAGCGCCAACTAACCGGCAACGACAAGGACAAGCTCGCTCGCATTGTCTGCGAGGATAAGCTGTCGAAGTTTATCGAGGGCGCATGGAAGTACATGGACCCGAGCCCGTTCAAGATGGGCTGGCCTATCGAGGCGGTGGCTGACCATCTCGAAGCGGTGACGAAGGGCCACATCAAGCGGCTGATCATCAACATCCCGCCACGCATGGGTAAGTCATCGATCACATCGGTGGCCTTCCCCGCATGGACATGGGCGCAGAGGCGCATATCCCCGACGAGCGGTGCGGGCGTGCGGTTCCTGTTCGCGTCGTATGCCCACAACCTCGCGCTTCGTGATTCGAACAACACGCGCCGGTTGATCCGCTCCAGCTGGTATCAGCGGAACTATGGCGACCGGTTCAAGCTCCTGCCGGATCAGAACAGCAAGACGCGCTTCGACAATGACAAAGGCGGATCTCGATTGGCCACATCGGTCGGCTCGGCGCTGACGGGTGAAGGCGGCAACATCATTGTGGTCGATGACCCAAACAATGCGAAGGAAGCATTCTCGGATGCCGTGATCCAAGGCACCATCGATTGGTGGGATCAAGCGCTTAGCACGCGTCTGAACGACATGAAGAACGGCGCGCTCGTGGTGATCCAGCAGAGACTGAGCGAGAGCGACATCACGGGGCATGTGCTGTCGAAGGATCACGGGGACTGGACGCATCTGTGCCTGCCGATGCGATACGAGTGGCGGCGGCACTGCAGCACATGGGTAGGGTTCGATGACAAGGGTAACGACAAGTGGTTCGATGATCCCCGTGGCTGCGATGATGCGAAGGTACCGCTGGTCGAAGTGGATGAGGATGGCGCTCGGATTGCCGTTGACGCCGAAGCGGAAGAGTTTTTGGAGAACGAGCGGGAAGGTATGCTCCTATGGCCCGAACGGTTCGGTGAGCGTGAGGTCCGCCAACTTGAGAGAGACATGGGCATGTGGACGGCAGCGGGTCAGCTGCAACAGCGTCCCGAGCCCAAGGGCGGCGGCGTCATCAAGCGCGAGTGGTGGCAGCCATGGGAAGGCGCGAACTACCCCGAGATGGATATGGTCATCGCCTGTCTCGACACGGCTTATACGGAGAAAACGAGTAACGACTTCTCAGCCTTGACCATATGGGGCGTGTTCAGTGGGCAGGCGGCTCGGCAAGCGGAGAACTACATCAAGCGCGAGGGGCGTGGCGAGTACAAGCTGCAGAGCAACGTCGAGGCCGAGGACAAGTTCGACAGCGCGCTGGCCGTGAAGTTTAAGTTGAACATGGCGAATCAGTACGAGGCGTTCCCTCGGTTGTTCTTAGCGTATGCGTGGCAGGCGAGGCTTGAGCTGCATGACCTCGTGCAGAAGGTTGCCAGCTCCTGCCGCCAGTTCAAGGTCGATAGGCTGCTGATCGAGAATAAGGCGGCTGGGTACAGTGTGAGCCAAGAGCTTCGGCGTCTGTATGGGCACGAGGACTGGGCGGTGCAGCTGGTGGATCCGAAGGGGCAGGACAAGCTGGCTCGGCTCTATTCGATCTCGCATCTGTTCGAGGAAGGGCTGGTGCATGCCCCGAACATGAAGTGGGCTGAAGAGGTGATCACGCAAGTGAGCCAGTTCCCGAAGGGCAAGCACGATGACCTTGTCGATACGGTGAGCATGGGCGTGAAGTATCTGCGCGATACTGGAATATTGGTGCGGCAACCGGAATGGGCGGCTGACCTCGATGAGAGCCGGAAGCATCTCGGAAAGGCACCCGCTCCGCTTTACCCCGTGTGAGTTTATGGGTATACTTGTGACCTCTTAAATGGAGGTTATCATGGATATCAGTAAGCAAGTGTTCATGCAGGCCGCGATTGTGATCGATCAGATCACGCGGGAATATTTAGACTTCATCGCAACGAAACGTCAGTTCGTGGCTGAGCGCCTCATCAATGCATCGGCGATTGATGACGATACCTATGAAGCGATCAGCTCGGCGGTGGATCGCACGCTGTCGATCATGCGGCACGTCGAGGAGATGGGCACGGGTGATTCGACCGGCCATAAGGTGCGGCAGAAGCGCCTCGCCGAAGTGAAGTCGATCATGCATATCGCTCGGTCTCATCCCCAGTCTGCGCTGAAGCGGCTGGACGGTCTGCCGAAGAAGAAACTGGTCAATGCTTAAAAAGAAGGGAAACAGAATGATTGATTTAGACGGAATTGAAACCTTCATGAAGCAGGGCGCTAGCCGCAAGGTCGCGCAGGGGCTGAAGAAAGACATATCGCAGTTAACCGTTGAGGTTCGCTCCAAACACAATCTAAGTCAGCGTGCCTTGGCCGATATGTTTGAAGTGCGACAGGCAACAGTATCAAGATGGGAGATGGCGCAATCAGTTCCTCGCCCGTGGGAGGTGAAAAGGCTTTTTGATTTGTTCCACTCCCACCCGTCGCCGGAGCCAAAAGAGCGTGGATGGGGAAGGCCAAGCATTGGTAGCGCGAAGATGAATATTCGCGATCAATTTGCCGCTGCGGCCCTTACCGGCCTACTATCGAATCCAAAACTTGCAGACACAATTCTCAAGCATGGCGGTGCTGAAGGCGGATGGGTTGAAGAAAATGCTTATGCTTATGCCGATGCCATGATGAAAGCTCGGGAGGCTAAGTGATGCGTAAGATATTAATTTTGCTGCTGCTTCTCGTGGCTTCCCCTGCAATGGCAAAGCCCGCGAACACTGAGTGCGTATCCGCTGACGGCACCCGCTTCTATATGGTCGCATCTAAAGGACAAGTGATGGTCCAATGGGAGCGCGGCGATTGGAACGAGGCCTTTGCGGATGTCGAGGGCAACATGATCACGGTGACGCAACTTGCGCCCTATGGCGTGATCGTCATCGCGTGGGATGTGAAGACGAACTCTGCCTATGTCGTGATGAAGAACGACAAGACGGGCAAGCGCCATGAGACGCGCGCGAGGTGCTGGTTCAAATGAGCGAAGAAGAAAAGGTTATCAACAGACTGATCGCAGACGTTCAGCATCTGAATAAGCTTGTGCAGTGGCAAGCCGCAGAGAACAGGCGGCTGCGCGAGGCGCTGCGGACTATTGCGGACGGAGATACGCCAAGAGAACACGCAATCGTATATCGCTCTGACGGCGTTCATTCAAAGCATGACAAGTGCAAGCATGGCGCATGGATGTATGACGGGTGTGAAGATTGTGTGGCTGAATATGCCCGCGCCGCGCTTGGGGAGGGGAAGGAATGACTGCGTACGAATTTTTGGAGGCCGTGCTTAACGGCGATCTAACAGATAAGGCTATTAAAGAGAGATGGGATCGTTTGTGCGATACCCTTAAAGATCATGATCCAAGCCAAATCAAGATGATGATTAGCCAACACATACTTGATGGCATTGTTCAGATTGAAGCTGATGACGGGTTTGGCACAGAAGGAATGGATTTGTGAGCCGCGCCGCGCTTTGGGAGGGGAAGTGAGCCTTCCGCCGGAATACTTCCGCAACAATTACGGCCAGTGCCGATTGGGCGATGCATGTCATTGCGTCCGCAATTTAGCAAGCTGGATGGGTACGATGTGCGCGCAATGGATTCCTACCACCGCCACATCGTTTGATGAGTTGATAGCGATTGCCCGCCGGGAGCGTGCAGCCAAAAGGGGAGACCACGATGGACGAAATGACAGCTGACTTGCAGGGCGTGCTGCTATCGCGATTGAGGGCAGAGGAAAAGATTTTGTGGATCCGCCTGTACCTCATGGCGCGCTATAAAGCGTTCTCGGCTTCGCAGATTGACGTGGCCGAAGTGCTGGGCATGAAGCGTTATACGTTTCGGAAACACATCTATGCTTTGAAGAATGAGGGTGCTTTGACGATCAAGCGCAAGTATAACAACGGCGACACCCGTGGCTGCTTTGGGGCAACCTATCAGCTGGTGCCGGTGGAATTTTGGACAGAGAGCGCAAGCTCGAAGGCGTGAGAATGCAGCGCGTACTATGCAATGCTATCGTGGACGTGGAGCAGCCCCCTGCGAAGGATGGTAAGGGGCTGGGCCGCTTTCGCGTTGAGGTATGGGGCAAAGAGCCCTACGATTATGTTCGCATCTACCAAATACAAGCTGCATCTGATAATGTAGCAGCGCAAGAAGGCCTGCGCCGTTTCGTGGAAGAGATGGAGTCAAAGGCCTTAGATTAAAGGGATATCGGATGCCTCTTGTCCCCGGTTTGAAGCCGAACCTCCGGCAGATTGCTCCCGAGCCGGAGCCTATGCCCAACGCAACTGATGTTGTGGTCGAAATGGTGCAAGGCGGCGAAGACCGTCCCGAGATGGACACGGATGGCAATATCCTGTCGATTGAGCACGCCGATGGATCGATCAGCGTCTCGCTCGATGGCCGCCCGATTGAAGAGGCGGAGGGCAAGCATCCCGCCGGTTGGTTTGACAACCTTGTCGACGACATCCCCGACATGGAATTGTATGCCATCGCTGACGATTTGCTGCGAGGCATCAAGGACGACTTGAACAGCCGCCAAGAGTGGATCGATGACCGTGCGCAGGGCATTAAGCTGCTGGGTCTGAAGATTGAGATCCCCGGCTTGCAGGGCACGCCCGATGGCGCTCCGGTCGAAGGCATGAGCAAGGTGCGGCATCCGCTGCTGCTGGAAGCCTGCCTGCGCTTCCAAGCCAATGCGCGCTCAGAGCTGCTGCCGGTCGATGGGCCGGTGAAGATCCGCAACGATACGAACAACTCGACGTTGATCGATGACCAGCTGGCAAACGCTTATCAGAAAGACTTCAACCATTATCTGACGAGCACGGCGAGCGAGTATTACCCCGACACCGACCGCATGCTGCTGATGCTGGGCTTCGGTGGCACAAGCTTCAAGAAGGTTTATTTCTGCCCGTTGCGTAATCGCCCCGTGAGCGAGAGCGTGGATGCCGATGACTTGATCGTGAACAACGCCGCGACGGACCTCGCGAATGCTAAGCGCGTGACGCACCGCATATTCATGCGTGGCAGCACAGTGAAGCGGATGCAGATCCTCGGTGTGTACCGTGATGTCGATCTCTCGACGCCCAAGGCTGCGAACCTCGATGCAGTGCAGCGTGCGAAGAATGATCAGCAAGGCATCAAGCCCGATACGATGAACCCCGAGGACCGTGATCGCGAGATCTACGAGTGCTATTGCGAGCTGAACATCGACGGGTTCGAGCACAAGTATAAAGGCAAAGAGACCGGCCTTGAGATCCCGTACCGCGTGACGATTGACGTTTCGAGCCGTCAGATCCTTAGCGTTGTGCGCAATTACAATGAAGACACGGCAGAGATGCCGGTGGCCCGCAAGACGTTCGTTAAGTACACGTTCGTCCCCGGCATGGGCTTCTACGATATCGGCCTGCTGCACATCCTCGGCAACACGACGAATGCTGTCACTGCCGCATGGCGCGAGTTGCTGGATTCGGGGATGTTCAACAACTTCCCCGGCTTCCTCATGGCAGACATGGGTGCCCGTCAGAACACGAACATCTTCCGGGTTCCCCCCGGTGGTGCGGCCTTGGTGAAGACCGGCGGCATGCCGATCAATCAAGCCATCATGCCTCTGCCCTATAATCCACCGTCAGCCGCTTTGATGCAGCTGGTGGACAATATGGCTCAGACGGGCCAGCGCGTGGGTGGGACGAGCGAACAGCAAGTGGGTGAGGGTCGGGCGGATGCGCCTGTCGGCACCACGCTGGCGCAGATCGAGCAGGCTCAGAAGATCCTCAACTCGGTCCACAAGCGCATGCATGCTGCGCAGGCAGAAGAGTTCGCCCTGTTGGCAGAATGCTTTGCAGAGCATCCGGACAGCTTTTGGCAGAAGAACCGCCGCCCCGCCTACCCGTGGGACGAGAAGACATTCATGCAAGCGGTCGAGGATTGCGATCTCGTGCCGCAAGCCGACCCGAACACAGCCAGCCACACACAGCGCTTGATGAAGATCGTGGCGCTGAAGCAGCTGCAAGCCGCGAACCCCGGCATGTACGACCCGATTGCGGTCGATACGGCAGCCCTGCAAGCCATTGGCTGGAGCAACCCAAGCCAGTTCATGGCCCCGCCGGAAGCGCAGATGAAGCCGCCGCCGGAGCTGATGCAGGCGCAGGCGCAGACCCAAGCCACTGTCATGACTGCTCAAGCGCGCATGCTCGACGCGCAGACCAAAGCGCAGCAGGCGCAGGCGAAGCTGGGGCTGGAGAACGGCAAGCAGCAGCTGGAAGCGCAGATCAAGATGCAGGACATGCAGATCAAAGCGCAGAAAGCACAGCTAGAAGCCATGAAGCTGCAGACCGAATCAGCTTATTCGCAAGAAGACATCGCCGCCAAGGAAGCGGATCGTTTGTCGAAAGAGCGCATTCAGCTGATCGATCTCGCGCAGAACATCGCGGTGCATCCCGAGAGCGCTGCGCTTGTGCAACCTTTGATTGAGCCTGCATTGCAGGAGCTTAACAACCCCCGCGACGGAGGCCAGTGATGGTAATTTCCGCAACCCCAAGAGCCGCCGCCGCTGCTGAAGAAGCTGTAAACATCGCGAGGCAAGTGACCGGCAAAGGTGCAAAGGCTTCTGAAGGTGCTGCTGCGCGTGGCCTTTCCTTGCTGGGGAAAGAGTTTCAAGCAGAAATTAAATCGCTGGAAGATATGCTGAAGCATTCGTCGGCGATTAATGACCCTGCCGGTGCAGCTCAGATATGGGATAAAATTTTCAAAGAGATTGCCAAGAACGCGAAGTTCCAAGGCAAGCCGATTGGCCCCGGCTCTGATGTCATCACATACAAGACGGCAGACGGAAAGCTGATTAGCCAAAGCATTAAAGACCCGCCGCCGGTAGGCGCTGAGCGCATTTCGCTCACTGATGCTGATCTTCGTGCAATGATGCCACCGCGCCCTGCCGTCCCAGCTGAAGCTGCGCCGAAGCCCGTGCATTCGTATGACGCGCCGCGCCCCGCTGGCATGGAGCCGCCCGTCTCTGCCGCACCGGTGCAAGAGGCCGTCGATACTGCAAAGGCCGTGACGGGTGGAGCGCCGCCGCGCGCTACGCCGTGGGGTTCTGCGCCGACACAGCCGTCTGCATCGGTCCCGAGCGTGAAGCCGTCTGCCAGCCCCGAGCCGGACACGTTGCTGAAATATGGCGTATATGCCCCGGCAACAGCTGCTGGCGCGGGCGCTGTAGGCACCGGCGTCATGTATGGCTACGATCCGGAGCTGACACAGAAGGCCATTCAAGCGGCCAAGTCGGTATACGGCATTGAGCCGGACTATAATCCGTCGCAGTCAGTGGGCGATGACATGGCAAACCCGCCTGTCATGGCGTATCAAGGCCCCGGCGTTTCTTACGATCCCAGCGATTTTGTCTCTGACAACCTACCGGGGCGGCACCGCGAAAGCGCTGTGTCGTATGATCAGAGCGATTTCTTTCCCTATCCGGAAACGCAATACAACCGCCAAGGCCCATTAGCCGATAGGCTTCCGGGTGGTGGATCGACAGTGCAGAGAGCTTTGACCGCATCTCGTGGCAGCCCTCGTGCTGAAGTGTCCAGCACACAAATGCCAGCCGCACAGAGCGCGGATACAAGCTCGCTTGCATCATTTCTCCGTGGCCGCTTCGGCGAAGCTGGTCGTGGCAGCGCGATGGAAGACCGTCTCACGGCAGCGCAAGAAGCGCGGGATCGCATGGGCGAAGGCATGGCGTCGGGCGGGCAAGTTAACAAGCCGCACAAGGACGCTGCGCTTCACAAGGCACTTGAGATCATTCATCATATGATCTCGCGTAAATAAGGGTTACCCAATGGCTGACGGCAACGATTGGTCTTATTACTTAGACCGCGCAAAAGAGGTATTGGGGCAGATCAATAAGTCGCCGCAAGACATTCGCCGCAGCACATTTGAGTATTTGTCCGATAAGGGCGTGCCGTTAGAAGAAGCCTATCGAATGTCAAGGCAGGCGGGCGAAAACTATGAGACGAAATCGGCGCGCTCTTCTCTGATTTACGGGCTGGATCCGAAGGTCGCTACAGCGCAAATTGCGTCTGAAGTCCCGGCAATGACGGAAGCTATGCGCCCAGCTATTGAGCGCTTTCAGAAAGCGACTGAAGGGCAAGAGCAGCCACAGCCAATCTATCAAGGATTTGCCGGTGGCGGCGCTGTAGATGGCGGCGATATGTTCCCGCTGCAACGTGCATGGAGCCAGTACCGGTCCGGCATGCGAGACGGCGGCGTCCCGGATGACGCGATGGCTGCCGCGCCAGCTCCGGCACCGGCAGAAGAAAAGGCTCCGCTGCAAACGTACCCAGTTAAGTACAAAAGCTGGTCGGATGTGCCGACGATCAATCCGCAACAGCTTGTTGGGAAGAAGATTTTCCCGATCTTCGCTGATTTGACGAAGGCCGGTGACGCTTTCCACGGCATTGATGCAAGCAAGTTGAGCGAACCCGAGGCCCTCTATGGCGGCCCCGGCTACCCGTTGCTGCCGGAATCTCAGAAGCATGGCCTTGCGTGGGCTGTGGAGGGCAAGGGACGGGGCACTTCTAAGGTTTTGAAGGACGCGGATTATATTGCTGTGTCCGCAATGGAGCCGTACAGCCATCAATCCAATGCGTCTTTTGCGAATGCATTGACGAAAAACATGATGGCATATGTGCGCGACAACCGTTTGCCGCCGGAAAACCTTTCGAAGCTGAATGAAATGGTCCGCGCGCCGACCGAGCAAAAAGAATTGAAGGGGCTGGAACAGTTTCCGGGCTTTGAACATCCGGACTCCGAGAAATTTCTGCGCGGAATGACGTTTGAGCAGCGCAAGCGGCTGGCTCAAGTGCTGGAAACAAAAGAAGCGCAGTCTCTAGGGGCTCCAAACTTAGCTAAGATCACGCGCGCAACGCTGGATCCGGAGTTTTCGGGCGTCCCAAGCCGCCACGCGATGTTCTTGATGCAGATCCCGCGCACAAATAAGGGCGAAGTTGACGAAGAAGAGCTGCAAAACCTTCTCGTAAACCTCAAAGAGTCAAATTTGCCGGAGCATCCTAGCTATCAGTACGGGATCAAGGGCAATTTAGTGGGCAAGTTCCATTATCCTGTCGCGCCGGAGATCTTGTTTAAAGATTGGTTTGACAAAAAGCGTTCGGAAGAGGCGGCAGCGGCGGAAGACGCCAAAGCTAAGAACCTTCCTGCACCGAAAACTAACACGCGCCGTGCATTCGACCTTGCGATGCCTATCACGACAATCTCGCAAGAGGTCGCGGACATGCTCCCGCACCATCCGCGCGATATCCAGTCGGGGAAAGCCGCTAAGTTGGCTCTCAATGCCTTCAATGACCGGTGGGACACGACAGAAGCGCCGGTGACTAAGGGCGGTCTAAGCCCAGCGGCTATGTCGCAGGCCCTCAAGGACAGCGAAGCCTCATCGACCCTTAGCCAATACAGCCCGAAAGAGCTGCAAGACATGATCAAGGCCGGGAAGTTTACCGGCTATAAGCTCAAGGACGGTGAGGTCTATTTTGGCCTCAAGCGCGGCACAAATTATGCCGATGAGTACGGATTTGAGCATCCCGAATTGGGTCCGGACGAGACAGCGCTGGTCAGCGTGGTCAATAATGAGCCGGGGGCCCGTGGCATTGGCGGCGCTCCGGTTGTTTTGAAGGCCATTCAGCATGGGGCCACGGCGCTGGACGCCTATGCCGTACCGTCAGAGAAGCACCCTAACGGATTCTTGCCGGACTATTACTCTCACTTTGGCTTCGAGGAGCTGGGCCGTATCCCATTCGACCCGAAATATGTGTCCCCTCAACAATTTGAAGACATGAAACATGAGTGGACAAAGTCGGGCTGGAATGAGAATATGGGCATGCCCTCAATAGCTATTATGAAGTGGAAAGGTAACGAGGATGATAGATCAGACGCAGTTCGACGCCATCTCGCACAAAGCAGTGCAAGCGATAGGCCGGGAGCAAATTCTGCGGATGTCCTCCGCGCAGCGGGGGCTGCTGAACAAGGCGCTGAACCGGCTGCTGGAGCGGCACAAGGGGAGCGTGGACGAGGTGAGCCCAGCGGAGATCGAGGGCCAGTACGAGCAGATCGTCAAGCACGTCCTACCGACCGGCTCTCACGAACACTTAGTGAAGTAAAAGCGCTCTCGCCCGAAGAAGCAAAACACTTCGGGCTTGACCCTCAAGAGATTGAGCTTGCGCGGTCACGCGGGCTTGCCCGTGGCGGCAAAGCGTTCGGCTTGCATCCGGCGCACGGTATCCCCGGCATTCACATCGTAACGGCTGACGCCGGTGAGCCTGTATTCACCGGAGAGAAGTGATGGATAGCAGAGCGATTGGCTGGTCGCCGGAGCGGGTAGATCGTGAGCTAAATTGGTCGCATTACAATGACGGCAGAGCAAAGGCGCACGTTGCCTTTGTTAATCCGCGCGACTTCCTGCACGCCACGACGCAAAATATCAAATCGGCAGACACGATTGCCGAGAAGGCTGGCACGTTTGACCCCGACAAGATGGCGGGGGAATCTCAAACGCCATATCTAAAAATCAGAAAAGGCAAGATTGTCGATCACGAAGGCCGCCACCGTATGGCAGCCCTTGCAGCGGCAGGGCATGAATCTGTGCCGGTTGTGTTGTGGCACGATGAGGCGCAAAAGCTAACGCCGGTAGAAGGCACCACGTTGAAGGCGCAGTTCCCGAAGCGCCCTGCACTGAACGTCTCGAATGCGATCCCGTTGCATAACGACTACCGCGACCAAATCATGCAAGCGATGGGCGGCGATATGCAATTTGCAGATGGAGGTGTCGTAGATGACGCGCCGGAAGGCATCACAGCTTACCACGGCACGCCGCATGACTTTGAGCAATTCGATCTGAGCAAAATCGGCACCGGAGAAGGCGCGCAAGCCTATGGGCATGGGTTGTATTTTGCGGAAGCGGAACCGATTGCGCAGCACTATCGCGATGCTCTGACACAAGGCGCGCACAATCTCACGATTGATGGTGTGCCATTTGCTGAACACTACACTTCGACGGACCCCGAAAAACGTCTGAAGGCAAAGGTAGCGCTTGCAGTACGCGAGGGGCGCGATATCGACAGCGCTATCGATTGGGTACAAAAGCAAAAGGAAGGCGAATTATCGAGCCGCCGCCTTGAACCGGAGAATAAGCCCGAGCTGTTGGAAGATTTGCAGCGGTTGCAAAAAATTCGCGCAAACCCGCCGAAGATCGAACAAAATCCCGGACGGATGTATGAAGTGCAGATCAATGCTCACCCCGATCATTTTCTTGATTGGGATATCCCATTAAATAAACAACCTATTCATATTCAAGAAGCTATTAAAAATTCTTTAAATGATGCAAAAAAAATGGCAGCCACTTGGCAACAAAGATTTAGCTGGGATTCTGTATTTAAGAGGCCGGATGAGTTTCTAGATTATAAGGGAGCATCAATTCAAAATCTTCTTGCACGAAATATTGGGGCTCAACATGCAGCAGATGTTCTTCATAAACATGGCGTAAAAGGAATTAAATATTTTGATGCTTCATCGCGCAAAGAAAGCGAAGGCTCCCGCAACTATGTGGTCTTTGACGACAAGCTCGTAAACGTCAAACGGAAATACGCACAAGGCGGTATGGTGTCCGAATAAACTGTGTTATCCTGCACTTGCCTATAGGCTCCGAGGACGCTCGGACAATCCATATGGAGACCCGTCTATGTCTGAATTCTCTGCCAAGAAGCTCCGCGAAGAGCGCAAAGCAAAGGCGACCCGTATGGGTTCCGCCGACCCCAGCAAGAAAGTTGATTCGTCCGACTGGACCCCGCCGGAGCCGCTGAATGCGGATGTGAAGACGGGTGCTCGCCCGATCTCGCGTCGTGCGTTCAAGTCGGGCGGCAAGGTCTGTGGCGAAAAGGCGAAAGCCAACATGGGCCGTGCGCCGCGTAAGGCTGGCGGAGTGGCAGCCAAGGACTATGCGAACGCCAAAGTGAACCGCAACGTGAAGGACGCTAACGAAGAGCGTGCTGGCATCAAACACGTTGGCGGCTTCAAAAAAGGGGGCCGCACCGGCAAGCTTTCGGGTGGCGCGCTTAATGCGCTGAGCCTTCTGAGCCCTGCCGCGATGGCGTACAACCTCATCAAAGGCGGCGATGACGATAAGGAAAAGAAGAAGCACGGTGGCCGCACGAAGCACGCCAATGGCGGAACACCGCCGGTGCCGCCGCGTCGTAAGGATGTATTCCCGGACGAAGGCAAAACGTCGAGCGCATCGGGCGCAGGACAGTTTAGCAAGTCGGCAACCAAACCCGACATGAGCAAGGCGCTTCCGGGCGACTATGCGACCAACGCTGGCGGCTATGCTGATCAGAACCGCAAGCGCGGTGGCCGTACCAAAAAGATGGGCGGCGGCGCGATGATGATGCCGGGAATGATGCCGGACCCGCGTCTCAACATGGTCTCGCCGACTGCCATGAAATTCTCGGGCGCGCAGGGCACCCCATACAAGCGTGGTGGCAAAGTCCACAGCGACGAGGCGGAAGACAAAAAGCTCATCAAGAAGATGGTAAAGCCGTCTGCCCGCACCGGCAAATCCGTTGGCGGCCCGAAGCCGGGAGACGCTGATTACTACACGATGAAGAAGCTCGGCGCTGGCCAGCCGGGAAGTAAAGCTAAGGCTGAAGCTGAGCAGGAATACGGCCCGCGTGAAGAGGCCATAGACAAGGCGATGATGCAAATTGAGAACGAGTTCTCGCCATCAAAGATGCGTCGTGACCGTGAGGCTCTGAAGGCCCGCCGCGAGAAAGACCCGAAATTCCTTGAGTTCCTAGAGCGCGCCAAGAAGCGCAAAGAAAAGGAAAGCATGGAAGATGCTGGCTACAAGAAGGGTGGCCGCACGGCTCGCGCTTCCGGTGGCAAGGTCAAGAAGGGCAAGACAAACATCAACATCATCATTAATGCTGGCAAGAAGCAGGATGACGGTGCTGGCATGCCGCCGCTCCCTCCGGGTATGCCGGGAGGCCCGATGAGCTTGCAGCGTCCTATGGGTCCGCCCCCTAGCATTCCGGGCATGCCCGCTGGCGGCCCTCCCGGTATGGGCCAGCCCCCGATGCCTCCGATTGCTCGCAAGGCCGGTGGCCGCGTCTCTAAAGTAGCTTCGTCCTACAAGGACATGGAAGCCGGTGCGGGTTCGGGCGAAGGCCGTTTGCAGAAGACGGACATCGCAAAGCGCATCCCGAAGAAGAAGGAAGACGGCGTGATCCTCACGGACAAGCGCGGTTATCCGAATAAGGTCATCGGTGCCACGGGCGGTCGCACGGCTCACAAGGCTGGCGGCAAAGTCTATCGCTCGTACAAGGACATGGATGCAGGCGCTGGATCCGGCGAAGGCCGTCTCGAAAAAACGGAAATCGCAAGAAAAAAGCGGTAAGCCGTCCGGGCCGGTTATTCGGCGGTCGGGCGGCGGAAGAGAACCTTATGAAGCAAGGGTATAGCTCGCAAATGGCTGGCAATCCCGGCTTCCAAGTTGCATACGGAATGGCACGCGGTGATAAAAAGCAAGCGGAGTTCAATTATCGCTTGCTGAGTTTGATGGGGATGGGATCGGCTGCGCCGTTTGAATCCCCGGATGGCGCAGGAGGTGGGGGAGCCCCCGCTTCAATGAACCCAACCGCAGGCTTGAAGGCCATATTACCCGGAGCTAGAGCAAAGGGCGGTAAGGTTTCCAAGCGCAAACGCTAATTTCGCTGGCGTTGACTGCCAGTGAATAGGGACGGGGTATGAAGCTCCCCTTTAGCACCCCGTCCCGCCTATCTTAAAAGGGGAACTCGAAGGGGAGTCGAGTAATGCTGACTAGAAATGTGCTATTTCGTGCCGAGCTTGAAAAATTGATTGAAGAAGAGATCCGCCGTCTCATGGAGAATATCGTAGTTGGTCACGCTACGATTGATTTCCCAGCTTACAAACACCAAGTGGGGATAATCGACGGGCTTCGCGTAGCTTTGGAGTTATGTGATGCAGCCCAAACTATTGTTGACCGTAAAGCCTAAAGGGGAAAACTATGCCTTTCATGTTGATGCACCACGAAGTCGATCCGAAGCAGAAGCTTCTTGATGAACTCGGCGACATTTCGGGAGTTGAAATCTTCAACAATCAGATCCTCGTGGCGGTATATGTCCGCCCGAAGAAAACCAAAAGCGGCATTTTGCTTGCTGATGAGACGGTTGAGCCGGATCAATTCCAATCGAAGGTGGGCCTTGTCGTTAAGATGGGCCCGGATGCTTTCCACGATCCGGATGAAAAGTGGTTTAAGGGTTATAAAGTTGGAATGCATGACTGGGTTGTGAGCCGTCCGAGCGACGGGTGGAGCATCACAGTCAACAATGTCCTTTGTCGCGTTCTCGATGATGTGAACGTGCGGGGCCGCGTGGATCATGCGGATCGCGTTTGGTAAAAAGTGAGGAGATAATAATGAACGGTAATGAGGGAATGACAGATATCGATGTTGTTGTGCCCGATGATGATGTCAAAGAAGACGATATCGTCATTGAAAAGGCCGACAGTAGCGACAAACCGGCGAAAAAGATCGAGCTGGATGCTGATAAGGTGCTCAGCGATCTTGAAGCGAAGCTTGCGGCGGAGCGAAAGGCTCGTCTTGATGCTGAACAACGCGCCCGCATGGCTGCTGCACAAGCTGAAAAGGCGAAAAGTGAAGTTGCTGACACCAATTTTCACTTAGTCGAGAGCGCAATCGAGACTTTGAAGCGCGAAAAAGAGCTTGTGAAACAAAATCTTGCTGACGCACACGCTTCTCAAGACTTCAATCGCGTTGCGGAGCTGCAAGACGCGCTTGCAAAGCACAATTCTGACCTCAACGATTTGCAACGTGGCCAAAAAGCCATGAAACAAGAGGCGGAAAAGGCTTCGAGACAGCAAGATTACAGCGCTCCGGCGCAGCAGCAGGGCGAATTGATCGATCAGATTGCCGCCAGTGTGACGCCGCGTTCTGCATCGTGGATTAACGCAAACCGCGATGCCTTAAATAACGAGAAGACTATCAAAAAGATGTTCCGTGCTCACGAAGACGCGGTCGATGACGGGCTCAACCCCGATTCGGACGAGTATTTCCGGTACATCGAGAACCGACTGGGCTTTGAGGGCGATGGCGCAGCGCCGAAAGCACAGAAACGGTCGGCACCGCCTGCTGCACCGGTCTCTCGTGGCGGCGATGGCATGGGCAGCCGCCCGAATGTCGTTAGGTTAAGCCCCGAACAGCGCGAAATGGCTGAAATGATGGGAATGACCGACCAAGAGTATGCCCGCAACCTTCTCGCGCTTGAGAAGGAAGGCAAAATCAATCGTAAACACTAAGGAAAGATAAGATGAGCATCAAACCGGATAAAATCGTGATCGAACAAGGCGAATCATCGGTTGTCGCACGGAGGGAGGCCCGTCCGAACATGCGTGAGGAAGACCCCCGTGAGCGGGCAAAAAAGCGTGCCGCTCAGATCCGTGAGCAGCGCGGCGACATCGGCGACGATGACGGCGTCAATGAGTTTTGGGCACCGGACGCGCCTTCGGGCTGGACCTATGAGTGGAAGCGCCGCCTCAGTGCGGGGCAGGAAGATCCGACGCATATGGTCGAGCTGCTGCGCGATGGCTGGGAAGCGGTGCCGACGAGCCGCCATCCGGAGATGATGCCGGGGGATGGCAACTATCCGCTGATTGAGCGCAAGGGCATGATTCTCATGGAGCGCCCGACCGAGCTGGTGAAGGAAGCAAAAGAGCGCGAGCGCCGGAAAGCTATTGGGCAAGTGCGGGCGAAAGAGGCCCAGCTGGCTGGTACGCCGGAAGGCACGTTCACTCGCGACAACCCGCAAGCGCGGCCTAAGATCAAGAAATCCTTCGAGGCGATGCAGATCCCCGAAGAGTGAGCCGTCAAGGCCCCACTTGACAACTGTGCCACGATGGCATATACTGCATGGGCAAGGTCGGAAACGGTCTTGCCCATTGTTGTTTGAAAACGAGGTTACAGAAATGACAAACTACCTTCCCTATCCGAAGGAAGACGATTTCCGTGGCGGCTGCAAAGTCAGCTGGCTTATCTACAGCGATAAGGCTGTCGCGGAGGAAGCTGCAAAGGCAGCCAAGCACAATGCAAGGATCGATGCGGCGAGGGGTTATGATTTCGGGTTTCAGTCGCCCGGAAGCATCGATGAACGCAAAGACGGACGTTACGAAGTCTGCATTTCTTGACAAAGAGGCCGCCCTTCGGGGCGGCTTTACTTTTTGCAAAATTATAATATCCTACACAACTAGAC